CAGGATCAATCATCTCAAGCAGCTGAACGAATAGTTGCTCACGCCTCATGCGATTTGTGGCTAGACCATCAGGAGTATTGGTAAAATACACAAGCCTCTTGATTTCCTTATGAAAACGACCTTCCTGATCAAGGCTATCATTGAGAGGCTTATACGGAGGATCGGTGTCAGGCACAAGCCATTGCAGGAATGGATCATGCGTAAACTCAAATACCATACGCAGAGCATCGCTGTCATTTTCAAGAATAGCCTTGACCTGCCCGGCCTTGGTCTTTTGTTTCTCAATCTCACTCACAATTTGAGCGAGGCTCTTAGTCGGCATTACCGTTTTCTCCTTTAGAAATCACCGATGCTGTCTGTAAGCTGGCGCAGACGCTTCGCCATAAAATACGGCATCATTGCAGTTCTGGATGCAGGTGATGCAGTCTCAAATGTATTGATGACATCCTTCTGAATGTCCTCAGGTACCATATCGAGGTCAACAAGCATCTGATTGCGACGATAACCACGCATCATCGCGTCATCACAAAACTGTTCTGGGTCCATCTTGCACCACTCATCAATCTTGGCGCGAGGCAGAGGACGTTGACGGCGACCAGAGACAAGCGCATCATCTTCTGTTAGGAAGTTTGGCACACCATCGCTACGGTCACCAGACATGATATGCTCGCGCCGGAATCGCTCAGGATTGTCAATCGGGATCATCTTCTTCTGCACTGGCGCATATTGATGCACATTCGCATACTTCTGAAGCTGCGCGAAGTCCTTGTCGCCAGAGAGAATTAGAATCTTCTCGTTCGCATCGCTATTAATAAAGCGACCATGATAATGACAAAGAGCAGCGATAACATCATCGGCCTCCGCACGATTTACCTGAATAACCTTGTAAGGCATATGTTCGCGCAGCTCATCCTTGATCTTGGCCATCGCCTCAAACAGTGAGGCCCAATCAAGGTTAGATGCATCGCGGTCCTTCTTGCGATTGGCCTTGTAGTGCGGAAACACTTCGCGGCGCCAATACCGCTTATCATCGCAACAGATAACCAGATCACCAAACTGTTGCGAAAACTTCTGCCGATAGCTACGCAGGCTATTGAGAACCATGTGGCGGATGAGGTTCTCATCCACCACTTGCTTATTGTGTACCAGGTGCACCATCAGGTTACTGATCATCACCTGGTTGAGGTCAACCAGAATCATGTTTATCAATCCTTCTCCATATCCTATGTATAGTACCAGATTGATGGCATGATGTCAATGGCTACTTGCCGGCGCGCAGAATTATTATCTGCGAGTTTACCACGCCATTGACTTCTGCTGGCTTAGTCTTGATGGAATCAAATGTCTTAGCCACAGACTTGATGCCACCAGACATGAGGCGCTTTAGCACATCTTCTGGCGAGCGTAGCTTTTTCCTGAATGACAGCTTTGGATCATAGCCATCAATTACACTACGTCGCACAGATAGCTTTGATCCGAGAGGCGCAACATACCTATACACATAGCGACGTGCTGGATGATAAAGCAGCACCTCAGTCGCACCGATGATATCCTTCGGGTCGATACTGACAAGCCCAAGCTCATCAAATCGATCAAGATACCGCAGCTTGGCCACAAGCTTCTCTGGTGTTTTGGGTCGCGCCTTACGAACCTTTGGTGGCTTGATATTAGCCGAGCAATACAGATTGATAGCCTGCAGCACACCAGCATAACGCGCGAGAGTATCACGTAGCTGCTTCTTGGTATAGCTACGATAAGCCTCTACACACTGTTCATCTGTGCGATCTAGCGCGTGTTGCACCTCTTCAACAAGTCGCATCATGCGCTCTGTATCACTCTTAAGATCAGCAGGACGTGGTTGATGTAGCTTTAGAATACCAGTCGCATCAACAGCAGTGCCAGCATCAAGTGCAATCTCAATCATAGCCATCGCATCACCAGCAGGATCCTTAGGCGCAGGTGGCGCGACCTTAACCTTAAGTCGTCGTGCGGATTCACGCGTAGCATCACGACGCTCCTGACCACGCACCAGTAGCAAAGGAATCTCAGTGTTCAGTCGCTCTTGCTGACGCTCAGTAGGCTTTAGGCCGCGCATGATCATGCGACCGAGAGCAGGAAGATTTGTGGCTTCAAATCTCCAGTCCTCAACATAATCTAGCACATCGATATCATCTTGCGAATATTGCTTTGTATATTGCATGTAGTCAACAAGCACCAGTCGCGCGACCTTAGGCTCTAGGGCCGCGCGATACCAGTTATATGCATATACCAGACTGGATTCATTCGTCTGATCATCAGACCAAATAGGCTCGTCTCCGAGATACTTTGTCTCGGAGAGCGGTAGCTTAAGCTTTCTCATGCTTGATCCAGATTAGCCAGGAAAGATTCCCACTGGCGAGCGCGCAGCTGCCATGAATAGAAGTTGTCCGTATAAAGCTTCTGGAATCTTAGCTTGGCCTGATTACCCTCGCTCCAGTATCCGTTGATGACCTCAGCCAGAACGGATGCATGACGATTGGCATGTGCATTCACGTCTTCGGTGAACGGATACATGGCTGCAAACCCAGCTGTCGTCTCAGGCAGCGCAGCATGATTTGGGCACACAATGGTACACCCAGCACTCATGGCTTCGATGACACTAATCGCGCTCGTCTCAGGCCAGATGTTCGGATATGCATAGATGTGCGCTCGTTGCAACGCATCACGCACCACATCGTTCGGCTGATAGCCATGATACGTCATCTTCGGATGCTGGCGAATGCGATCAAAGATTGGCTGATACGGCTCGTCACGCTGCGACCAACCATAGATGCTAAATGAGCTATAGACATCCAGATGGAAGTCAAACCCAGCCTCAGCCAGATGTTCACACACAGGCACCAGAAGCTCAAGCCCACGATGCGGTGTCGTGTGATAGATCAGACGCAGCGGACCTTCCTTGGACTTCTCATGTTGTGGAATCGGATCAATCGCATTCTGTAGTACAACACCATCAGAATGTGGTATACCAAGCCCAACATTGTAGGTTGCTTGCTGATAGTTTGATACGAACACCAACTTTGCGAAACGCTTGCGCGCCTTCTCATCTGCAAGATGCTCCGACTCAGGATCATCCCACGTGTCATGCAACCACAGAATATTCTTCTTAGTCGGATGCAGTTCGCGCACACGCGAACAGATGATGTTGTATCCACTAAGAAGCTCCGGCTTTACATAGCGCCGAAGCCCATCCATCATCATTTCGGTACCACCTCGCGCACCGATATGTGCATAGGTACCATCTGCTCCAGGTCCTAGAGACTTAGCAGAATCCTTAAGGCCAGATACATTCAATACAGTCATGGATACGTCACGCCCTCCTCAATTGCGATGATCTTATCTAGTCGAAAGCTGCGCCACCCATTAGCATTCAAATCCCAAACAGCCAAGCTATCCTTAGGTTCTGGACGGCGCATCTTCTGTTCCGGCATTGGTGGCGGCAAATACTGCTCCTGAAGCGTGCATGTCATAATACGCCGCTCGCCCCATACCTTGTCGAAGGTAACACGCAAGATACCTGACTGAAGCCGCTCGCGCAGATATTCCTTGGTATACGTATTCTCATTCATCTTCTTCAACTCCATGCTTATTAAGAATGGTCTCACGATCAATATAACCCTTATTATCAAGCCATGCAAGGGTTTTGTCAATCGAATTTAAGGAAATATCTTGGACAGCCGCAGTGTATGTTGTCAGGATAGCCCAACCAACAACAAAGCCAAAAACAATCTCTGTAAAAGTACTAATCTCAAATGGTAGCTTCTCAAGAATGGAGATAGCTCCAACGCATGACAGAGCCCACATACAAGCCAGTCTAGGATTTTGCAGAAAAACCATTAGAGCCTCCGAGAGCGCGAACCGAGAGTGGCAGGGTCATCGCTAGGCAATGCAACCTGCAGACCACCCTTGTTATATAATGGCTGAACACGTGACGCCTTCTCGCGCATAGCCCGCACAACATCTTCTGACTCGGCAGCACCTTCTTGCCACCGCCAGTCATTCAGAATATCGCGCTTTGCAAATGCACCACCAGGGATCACATCTGACGTAGGAAGAGAGTGGTCGGGGCGAGAGGATTCGAACCTCCGATCTCCTGCTCCCAAAGCAGGCGCCTTACCAGGCTTGGCCACACCCCGATAGCCAACCTTAGCCAGTAGCTTCGCAGTCTCGGCTTCGGCAGCAAGAACAGACCGCGTCTTGGTCTTAGACTTGCGCTTAGATGTGCGAGTGGTTGTGAAGTAACTGGGTAGGAGGACCATATATGTATACCTCAATTTGACAAGTGCCATTATACACCATATCATTAGAAATGTCAATGGCTAAATATCTCGAAATATGGTAAGGTTAATGCCATGGATATGTTCTTTAAGCTGGTGGCCGATGTTGGCTTTCCAATCGCAGCCGCGGGTGCTGCTGGCTATTTCGTCTTTCTGACGCTTAAATTCATTCTGGCTGGCGTGACTGGCTCAGTCAAAGGCATGGCTGGCATCATTACTGCATTAGACAATCGCGTCCGCACCATGAACCATGACGTGGTAC